GGTCGACCGTCCATTCGGGCTGTCCGTCGGGTCGGACGTCGCGGATGTAGAAGCGGACACCCTCGGGATTGATCCAGCGGAGGACGTAGATCATGTGCGTACACCAGCGCTGCGAAGCACTTGGTCAAGCTCACACGTTGGAGCGCAGCGCGCTCTCTCGTTCTGCAGATCTGTTGGGGCGACCGGACTCGCGCACCATGGACAGTCATCGTCGCGCTCGGCCAGCTCAATGAGAAGGCGAGCCATCGCGGGAGCTTGGGCGGCAAGCTGGATGTGCTCGATGTGCCACGGACAATCAAGGTTCTTCTCGTAGAGAACGTCCGTGGTGTCATCACCCTCACCCGTGACGAGCACTCCGCGCTCTATGCGCCACGTCTCCTCCCGCGGCGCCTTCACTCCCCCAACCTCCCCAACCGCTGCACCGCGAGAGCCACACTCCCCGCCTGCGCGCCGAAGCCCCCGGCAATCCGAAGCACAGTCTCATTCGACAGCCCGAGCCGCGAAGCCACCTCGGTCACACTCAGTCGATGAATGGCAGCTGAGATTACTCCACGCTGTTCAGCTGTAATCATCTCACCGTCTTTCATCTCTGATGCATCATTGGCCATTATCTCTCTATAACACATGCAGATATTGACGGCGCGATAATCCTCATTCATTGTTTGCATACCACTCACGGCTCGCGTCCACTGCCTAACGACGTGCGCCCTCTCCGTAGGCCCTGAAAATCGCCTCGGCCCCGACCTCTGAATGCCGGTCGGCAACCCGAACGATTCAACCGTCGCTGTTTGACCAGCTAAGAGAGCTGGCGAGCCAGGCGACTTCAGGAGCCACGCCATGGCATTCGATATCGCGGCGGCGACGCCGATCCTCAAGCAGTACTACACGCCGAAAAAGATCGAGACCCTCGTTTTCAAGAGCCCCCTTCAGGCGATCATGCCGAAGGACACCGGCGGCTCTGGCGTCGCGTACGTCGGCGCAATCCGCTCGGCGCTCACGTCGGCTGTCTCGTACACAGACACCGTCGCATTCACGAACGGTTCGTCGAGCGTCTACAAGCAGTGGGTTTGCCCCTGGCGCAGCGGCTACGGTCGCGCGCTCGTCTCCGGCGCAGCCATCGACCAGTGCGGCAACGATCGCGGTGCGTTCGTCAAGACGGTCGTGGGCGAGACTGAGGGCGCCTACGACGCCATCGGACAGCAGATCGGTGCAGGCCTCTGGCACAACGGCGGCGGCGCCATTGGCCAGCTCGACGGTGTGTCGAACGTGGCCACCGCAACGGTAACGTTGCTTAATATTTCTGACGCGATCAACTTCCGCCCCGGACAGACCATCAAGTCCTCGGCCACGGATGGCACCTCCGGCGCTGTGCGCGCGGGCTCGGTCACCCTCACCGCGGTCGACATCTTCGCCGGCACGCTCACCGCGTCGGGCAACTGGAACGCGGGCATCACGTCGCCGGTCAACACGGACTACCTCTTCATGGACGGAGACTTCGGCCTCGCGTTCCAGGGCATTCCGGCGTGGATCGTTCCGAACGCGCTCCGCGCGTCGACTCTCGGCACGGCGTTCAACGGCGTCACGCGCTCGGTCGATCCGGTGCGCCTCGCCGGTGTGCCCTACGTCGGCAACGGTGCTCCGAAGAAGGAGTCGATGATTCAGATCGGAATGATGCTGAATCGGCTCGGAGCGAAGCCGACTCACCTCTTCCTGAACGACCTCGACTTCGCGGACATCTCGAAGGACCTCACGACCGGTACGCGCATCATCACGGAGACCGCGTACAAGAACCCGCAGATCGGCTTCTCCGCCATCGAGTACATGGCGCCGTTCGGGGCCATCAAGCTCATGACGGATCCGTTCCTCTCGCAGGGCACGGCGTACATGCTCGACATGTCGACGTGGCTCATGCCGTCGATGGGCATGATCCCCAAGGTCGATTTCGTTGACAAGCTGCAGTGGCTGCGTCAGGCGGGTTCGGACTCCTACGAGTTCCGCACGCTCTACCGCTGCGCGACCTACTGCTCCAACCCCGGCAAGAACGGCGTTATCACGTTCTGAGTCTCCTGAGTGATGGCGGGTTGTGAGCCCGCCTCCTCACCCACCACTCAACAAGGAAGACTCAAATGGCTGATAGGGATTTCAGGAACCTTCTGACTCAGGGTCGCCGGCACGTCGAGCTCGCGCTTACGTTCACGGCTGCTGCTGGTGTGGCGCTCTGGTCGCAGGGCGATAGCGCAGCATCGGCAACAGGCTCATACGCCAACATCGTGAAGACGAGCACCGGCGTCTACACGATCACAACGACGAACCCGTACATCGCGAGCGTCGGCATCACCGGCTCTCGACTGATGGCGACGCCCACAGGTAACGCGCTTCTGACCTTCGGCAAGCCGTCGCAGAACGCAACCACGGGCGTATGGTCGATCACCGTCAACACCTGGACGAACGCAGCCGGCACGCACTCGGCGGCGGACATCGTCGACGGCGACCTCGTTACCGTTCGTTGGACGCTTCGCAACTCGACGGTGCTCCCGTGAAGGGTTTCGCGAGGGGTGCTCCGTCGATCGCCGTCATGCTCGGCGCAAAACCAGCAGAGGAAAGCGGTGCTGACCTGTCGCTCTCCGAAGCCAAGGCGAGCGCTGAGGACGCGGCACACGCGTTCGCTGATGCTGTCCAGGCCAAGGACGGCAAACGCATCGTTCGCGCCTTCCGTGCTCTTTGCACGCTCTGCGGGCATCTCGACGAGCTCGAGGATGCAGGCGAGAGCGAGGACGCAGAGGAAGAGGCTGAAGCCGAGGAGAGCGGAGAGACCGAGGAGCCGTAACGCGCGACCAAGGACGGGAACGAGTAACACGTGGCCTACACCGTTTCACTCGCGACGATTCGCCGTCGCGTTCTCCAGCGCTCGAACATGGAGGATGCGGCGGCGAATCAGTTTGTGAAGACGCCCGAGCTGAACGACCTCATCAACGGGTCGGTCGCCGAGTGGGTCGATGAGGTGCGCGGCACGACCTGGAACGGCACCTACAAGCGTTCGACTCAGTCGCTTACGACCGTCAGTGGGACGCAGACCTATGCACTCGCCACGGACTTCCTCAGCTGCCTCTCTGTCGACGTCTTCATCGCTGGCAGCTCGCCGGTCATCTCGGCGCGTCCGTATCAGGAAGAGCAGCGCAACGCATTCGTCAATCTTCCGGTGATGTACGGCTGGGGTTTCGCCTCGCCCGTCTTCTATCAGCTGCAAGATACAAACATCTCCTTCATTCCGATCCCGCAGGGCGCTTACAGCGTCAAGGTCAACTACGTCCCTACGGCCCCGCTCCTTGTTGCGGATACGGACACCATCGACAGCATTCACGGGTGGGAAGAGTTCATCGTTCTTGACTCGGCCATCAAGGTGCTTGGCAAGACCGGGTCTGATGTGTCGATGCTCGAGGGGCGGCTAGAGCGACAGCGCGCGCGCATTCGCGAGATGGCACCGCGTCGCGATCAGATGACCGCCGAGCGTGTGCACGTCATCGAGAACGCGGGGTACGACGAGGACTATTGGTGATGGTCCTCAGTGAGCCACATCTATGACGGCCCCCGTCGCAGGCTCGGCCAAGGTCTCCGCCAACGGCACCCTGTCCGCGCTCGGCATTCAGCCGACGCCGGACGAGGTTGTAACGCCGGAGAGCGCACAGGACCCTGCCATTCTTGCGCAGATCCTCGGGCGCCTGCTCAAGAAGGTCGCAGATCTGAATCGGCAGTGGAGCCCTCGTAACGTCGACTACGAAGACGTCGCCGTTGGATCTGTAGGGACGATCACACGCGTCCAACACGCGCTCGCGGGACGCGTTCGTTGGTGGGTGAATGGTTGGAAGACATCAGCGACACCAACGACGGACAATCTTCTTTGCCTCGGTACGACGTGGATGATGCGCGGATTGTGGGGGGCTGGGACGCTCGCAACGGTTGCTGGCAACTTCACCACGGGCGTTCGCTTTCAAGCGACGTCGCCATGCTCGATCATGGGCGCTCGCTTCCTCTGGTCCGCCGCAACGAAGACCGTCAAGGCCACGCTCTGGCGCGACAGCGACGGCGCCATTCTGGGGACGGGCACCGTCTCCGTCAGCAACACGGGTGTGTACACGGTGCTCTTTGCGACGCCCGTGGTTCCCGATTTGAACGCGGATCTGACGCTTGGGATCTACGACCAGGCAGGCACCAACTACACGCGCACGGCCGCGGATGCGATCTGGGATGGCTACATGCCCCTCACGCTCCCTGGGATGCTGCTCAAGACCGTCAAACTGTTCCTCGCGGGCGACAACCGACCGACGAGCACTGCAGCAGCAGAGCACTATTGGGTCGAGCCGCTTCTCACTCCAGCAGTTCCTCAGATTGTCGAAGATTCCTCAAGCACCAATGATCGACTGGTGCTCGTCTCGTACGCTCCAGGTACTGCGACAGTGCGCGTGGAAGAGAGCGGCTGATGCCCGGTCCCCACGTTCTCAAGTCTCCTGCCGCGCTCGCCATCAACGAGGCGATTCGCCCCGAGCTCGTGGAGTTCGGCTCTGCGCTCCTGCGCGCAGAGAACATCCGGCAGTTCCACGCGGGTGAAGCATCGCCGCGGTACGGGTTCACGGCGCTCGGGAATGGGTTGATTGATGGGACGAGCCCGACCGCCGCCTACAAGATGTTTGCAGATCGCAATACCGTCTGCCGCGTCGCGGACGGAACAGCGCAGGTCTTCGACGCGAAAAGCGGCACGTGGGTGCCGATGTCCGGAAGGCCGTCCGAGTGTGCTCTGCGGATCATCGATTTCCCGTCACTCGGCGCACCAACTTTCGCACTCTCAGCAAACCCGTCGGACGTTGCGTCGCTCAACGGCTATGAGTGCATTACGTGGCTGTCGATCACCACATCCTCTTCCGATGCCTACGCGGCGATTGTGAACGCTGCCAGCGGTGCGGTCGTGGTGGCCCCAACAAAGATCGGCTCGGTGAACGATTCTCAGCACGGCCCGTTCATCGTTACGAGCGGCTCGTCCTTTATTGTCGTTCGAGGCAACCTAGCAGGCTCCACTGTTCAGGCCTACAAGCTGGATACGACCTCAGCG